GTATGACATATCAGGAACCGTAGATGGTCAAGGTTCTAAAGGAGCTTTACACGGTTTGACTAAGTTTAGTATGGAGGACGCTCCAGCTAACAGCTTCTTTTTAGAGTACTTATCAAGACCACCTACGGCTGAAATATTTTTTGAAGATGTGTTGATGGCACTAGTATTTTACGGTATGCCAATACTCGCAGAGAACAATAAACCTAGATTATTATATTATTTAAGGAGAAGAGGATATAGAGGTTACAGTATGAACAGACCAGATAAAGCTTGGAATAAATTATCTGTGGCAGAGAAAGAAGTTGGAGGTATACCTAACACAAGTGAAGACATAAAACAAGCTCACGCCGCAGCAATTGAGATGTATATACAAGATCACGTAGGTATGAAACAGGATGGTAGTTTTGGTAGTTTATATTTTAATGCTACTTTAAACGATTGGTCTAGATTTGATATAAACAAAAGAACAAAGTTTGACGCCTCTATAAGTAGCGGTTTAGCTATAATGGCAAACAATAGGCACTTATACGCTCCAAACGTAAAAATAGAAAAACCTAAATTAAACATAAACATATCAAGGTACACTAATACTGGAAATATGTCAAAAATAATTAAATAGTACATATGGCAAATTATGGTGTTAAAAGTTATTTTCCAAGTCAGGTTGTAAGTGATGCTGAAAAGTTAAGCTATGATTATGGTTTAAAAGTAGCTAAAGCAATACAAACTGAATGGTTTAATAATGATAGTAACATAAATAGATATAGAAATAATCAAAATGATTATCACAGATTAAGATTATATGCTAGAGGTGAACAGTCTATACAAAAATACAAAGATGAGTTATCTATAAACGGTGATTTATCTTATTTAAATTTAGACTGGAAGCCAGTGCCAATAATACCTAAGTTTGTTGATATTGTTGTTAATGGTATTGCTGAAAGAACATATGACATAAAAGCCTATTCTCAAGATCCATTTGGAGTAAAAAAGCGTACTGAATACATGGAGTCTATATTAAGAGATATGAAAACAAGAACTTTTAATGAGGCTGTAAAATCAAACTTAAATATAAATCTTTTTGAAAATAATCCTGATGAACTACCTGATACAGAAGAAGAGTTAGGGTTACATATGCAACTTAATTACAAGCAAGCTGTAGAGCTAGCAGAAGAACAAGCTTTATCTATTTTAATGGAAGGCAATAATTATGAGCTTATAAAGAAAAGATTTTATTACGACTTAACAGTTCTTGGTATTGGGGCTGTAAAAACTAATTTTAATACTTCTGAAGGTGTTACTATAGACTACGTTGATCCAGCTGATATAGTTTACTCTTACACCGACTCTCCTTATTTTGATGATATATATTATGTTGGTGAAGTTAAGTCTATACCTGTTAATGAGCTAGCTAAACAGTTTCCTTTTTTAACACATGAAGATTTAGAAGAAATAATAAAAACAAGATCTAACGCTAAAAACAATTACAACTCTACAGACAACTATATAAAAGAAGATAGTAACACAGTGCAAGTTTTATATTTTAATTACAAAACTTACATGAACGAAGTTTATAAAATAAAAGAAACAGGTACTGGTGCTGATAAAATAATACCTAAAGATGATCAGTTTAATCCACCAGAGGGTAAAGAAGGTGATTACTCAAAACTATTAAGGTCTATAGAAACTCTTTATGAAGGTGCTTTTATTCTTGGTACTAACAAGTTATTAAAATGGGAAATGGCAGCTAATATGATGCGTCCTAAAAGTGATTATACTAAAGTTAAAATGAATTACTCTATTGTTGCGCCTCGTATATATCAAGGTAAAATAGAGTCTTTAGTTAGTAGAATAACAGGTTTTGCTGACATGATACAGCTTACACATTTAAAGCTACAACAAGTAATGTCTAGACTAGTACCAGATGGTGTTTATTTAGATGCAGATGGTTTAGCTGAAATAGACTTAGGTAATGGAACAAATTATAATCCGCAAGAAGCTTTAAACATGTTCTTTCAAACTGGTAGTGTTATTGGTAGATCAATGACTCAAGATGGTGATATGAATCCAGGTAAAGTACCTATTCAAGAAATAACATCTAGCAATGGTGGCGGTAAAATGCAAAGTTTAATACAAACTTATAATTATTATTTACAAATGATAAGAGATACTACCGGTCTTAATGAAGCTAGAGACGGTGGTACGCCTGATAAAAACGCTTTAGTTGGTGTACAAAAACTAGCTGCAGCAAATAGCAACACAGCAACAAGACATATATTGCAAGCTGGTTTATTTTTAACAGCTGAAACTGCAGAGCAACTTTCACTTAGAATATCTGATATTATAGAATATTCTCCTACTAAAGACGCTTTTATACAAGCTATAGGTGCTCATAATGTAGCTACATTAGAAGAAATGTCTAACTTACATTTGTATGATTTTGGTATATTTATAACATTGCAACCTGATGAAGAAGAAAGACAAATGTTAGAAAACAATATACAAATGGCTTTAGGTAAAGAATTAATAGAGCTATCTGACGCTATTGATCTTAGAGAAATAAAAAACATAAAACTAGCTAATCAAATGTTAAAAATCAAAAGACAGAAAAAGCTAGAAAGAGATCAAGAAATACAAAAAGCAAATATAGAAGCTCAGTCTCAAGCAAATCAACAATCTACCGCTGCTGCAGCTCAAGCTGAGATACAAAAAAACCAAGCTATTAATGCTAGCAAGTTAGAGATGGAGCAAGTTAAAGCTGAGTTAGATTCAAGAAAAATGATGCAAGAAGTTCAGCATAAAAAAGAATTAATGCAACTAGAGTTTCAAATGAACATGCAGTTAAAAAGCATGGAAGTTGAAGGTATGAGAAGTAGGGAGAAAGAAAAAGAAGATAGAAAAGATGAGAGAACAAAAATTCAAGCAACTCAACAAAGTGAGATGATTGAACAAAGAAAGACAGGCAAACCACCTAAAAACTTTGAATCCGCAGGTAATGATATACTAGGTGGAGGATTTGATTTAGGTGCTTTTGACCCTAGATAAATTTATTAATTATTATTATATTATATTATGGAAGAAAAAAATGAAAAGTAGATTTAAACAAACCAATAAAACCAGTAGAAGATGAAGTTAAAGAAGATAACACTAACGACGAGGGAGTGGCTCCAAAGTCTGAGGATGCCGACACCCCAAAAGAACAAGAAGAAGTACAACCGGAAGCAGAAGCACAAGAAAAGTCAGTATTAGAAGAAATTACTGAAGAAGAAGTTAAAGAAGAAGTTGAAGAAGTTAAAGAGGAAGTTGAAGAAGCTATAGCTGCTGCTGAAGAAACAGGTGAACCTATTCCTGAAAATATCCAAAAGTTAATGGACTTCATGGAAGAAACTGGTGGTGATATAAATGATTATGTTCGTTTAAATCAAGACTACGGTAAGTTAAATGATAATGACGTATTATATGAATACTACAAACAAACAAAACCTCATTTAACTACAGATGAAATAAATTTCTTAATGGAAGACTCTTTTCAAATAGATGAAGATGAAGATACCGATAGAGAAATAAAAAGAAAAAAATTAGCGTTTAAAGAGCAAGTTGCCAGCGCTAGAAGCCACTTGGACGGGCAAAAGTCCAAATACTATAAAGAAATTAAAGCTGGTTCTAGGCTTACGCCTGAACAACAAAAAGCTTGGGATTTTTTTAATAGATATAACAAAGAATCAGAGGAAACTAAAAAGCTAAAACAAAAAAACACTGATATTTTTACACAGAAAACTAATCAAGTTTTTAACAACAAGTTCAAAGGTTTTGAATACAACGTTGGTGATAAAAAATACAGGTTTAATGTGAACAATGCTGAAGAGATTAAAAATACTCAGAGCGATATAAGTAATTTTACTAAAAAGTTTTTAGATAAAAATTCTGCTTTATCAGATGCTAACGGTTATCATAAATCTTTATTTACAGCAATGAACGCAGATGCAATTGCTAAGCATTTTTATGAACAAGGAAAAGCTGATGCTATGAAAGATAGTGTTGCTAAATCTAAAAATGTTGATATGAATCCAAGGCAAAGCCACGGAAAAGCTAAAACAAGTGGTATGAAAATGAGAGTTTTAGGTGAAACAGCTTCTGATTTTAAGTTTAAAATTAAAAACAATAAATAACATTTAAAAATTTAAAATTATGGCAATTACTGCAGGAAGTAGTTTAAATAGTGTGCCTGCTCCACAGCAGCAAACACTATCTACAAACTACGTAGATTTTACGTCCACTTCAACTGAAGGTTGGGCACAACAATACCTGCCTGAACTAATGGAAAAAGAAGCTGAAGTTTTTGGTCCTAGGACTATTTCAGGTTTCTTAGCACAAGTTGGGGCGGAAGAGGCTATGACTTCTGATAGAGTTATATGGTCTGAACAATCAAGATTACACATTTCTTTAAAAGGTACTATAAATTTAGATGGTAATGTAGATTCGTCTGGTGCAAAAGGTAGTTTTACTAGTGTAACAGATATTGATGGAAACGCAATAACAACTACGCATGGTGTACGTAATCATGATATTGTATTATTAGCTTCTGCTGGTAAAGTATCAAGATGTTTAGTTGTAGCTGTTTCTGGTGCTGATATAGGTCTTAGAGCTTATGATGAAGATGTTTTAACTGGACACTCTGAATCAGCTAGCGCTGCTACATTATTAGTTATCGGTTCTGAGTTCAAGAAAGGTGATAACTACGATGGTCAAACTACAAGAGGTGCTAACGAGCCAGACTTTAAAACTTTCACTAATAAGCCGATTATTATGAAAGACTACTACGAAGTTTCAGGTTCTGACTCTTCTAGAATTGGTTGGGTAGAAGTTAGTTCTGAAGGTGGTGCTTCTGGGTACTTATGGTACTTAAAAGCTGAAGCTGACACAAGAGCTAGATTTACTGACTACTTAGAAATGGCAATGCTTGAGTCTATTCCAGGTTCTAACTCAACTAATGTTGATGCTGAACTAGGTTTATCTCCAGAAAGTGATGCAGGTACTGAAGGTTTATTCTATTCTATAGAAACTAGAGGTAACGTTACTACTGGTGTTACTGGTGTTAACGCTGCTACTGACTTAGCTGAGTTTGACGCAATACTTGCTGAGTTTGATAAGCAAGGTGCTATTGAAGAAAACATGATGTTTGTAAACAGAGCTACTAGTTTAGCTATTGATGATATGTTAGCTTCAATGAACTCTTACGGAGCTGGTGGTACATCTTACGGTGTATTTAACAACTCTGAAGATATGGCGTTAAATTTAGGTTTTTCTGGTTTCAGAAGAGGTTCATATGACTTCTACAAGTCTGACTTCAGATACTTAAATGATAAAGCTACAAGAGGTGGTATTAACGATGCTGCAACTACTGCGGCTATACGTGGAGTTATGATACCAGCTGGATCTTCTTCAGTTTATGATCAAACTGTTGGATCTGCTGTTAGACGTCCTTTCTTACACGTTAGATATAGAGCTTCACAAACTGATGACCGAAGAATGAAAACTTGGGTTACTGGTTCTGTTGGTGC